GCCTTGTTATTGAAACATTCTACATATACATCCTCTGGAATCCATCCTTCGGGTGTCTTACTTAAAATCTTTAATAAACCTTTTCTAACATAATCCCAGTACAGCCTTAAATCCTCTGGTTTTACATAGAATTTTTGCATACCATAATTTTACCTACAATTGGTAGAAAAGTGGTAATTATCCAACTAAAGCATATCCAAAGGTCATATCAAAGTTATGCGACCCATGAGTAATCGTTGCTGATCCAGTTGTTCTTGCTGAAATATAAGTTGATGCTATTTCTTGTGCTGCCTTCTGATTTAACGGCATAAACAAAATAATAGTATCTCTAGATATTCTTGCATCTGTAAGAGTAGTAGTTGTACTAGATTGAGTTAAGGTAATAGACCCAGTATTGTTGGTCTTGCCATCCATCATTCCATTAACGATCTCAGCTACAGCTCGTTGATCGCCACCAATAGGAGGAAGTCTACGAAACATTACCTACCACCTTGGGGAACTAGATCAATCTCTACACCAGCAGCCGTTTTCCAGTTAGCGCCTGTAGGGGAAACCCTTACTCTATGGTACTTGCCACCAGAGCGCAGGGATGCCCTATTCTCGCTGTCTGCGGCTACAGCAGTACCAAATGTAGGCACATCGCTTAACAACGCTCTAGAGGCTACAGAAACGCTTGCAGAGCCAGTATCTACCTTTGGCTTGGCTAACATAATGATTGACTGGTTTCCGTTGCCTAGATCGCCTGTAGTAACATAGCCAGACTTATTAGACCCAGTAAAAGTAACAATTTTGGTATCTTTTACCCCTGCCAATACAAACTTACCGCCAGCCCATATACGGCTATCAAAGGAAGTATCAATGGTATCCATATTCCCAAAGGTATCTAATCCTTCTAGGGTTACTCCAGCTTGTGCCAATGTTGCTACATAAGTAGAAGTAGTTTCTGCCTCAGACCATTTTTTAGTTTGGAAGTTGTAGATTATTAACCGTTTCTGGGCAAAAATGTCTGTGTATTGCCAAACGATTAGTTTACGAATGACATCTACACTAGCGCTCATCTTATCTATTTCAGATTGATCTGCAAAGGTAAAAAAGTAGCGATCTATCTTTTCTGCTCCGATAGGTGTAACTGTCTGCCCATCGCACATATAAAATCCATCATCAGCTAGAAAAAATACTAAATTACCAAACTGGGCTATTGAATTTGCCTCATAACACCCAATATTCCTAGCAATGGTATCAAACTGAAAGAATAGTGGCGCACCTACATAAGTCATTCTGGAGATTGCTTTTTCTAAGAAAACTAATCCATATTCACCACCAGTAATACCACGAATATCGCCACCATCTGCAATGACCTGGCTATCGGATTGGCTTGTAGCGCCAGGAGTCCAATCGGTTTCATCGTTTAAATCAGACCAATAAACAGTAGATTCCTCTCCGGATACATTGCCAGCGACCACAAAATCTCGTACTGTAGTCACAAACTTAGCAGTAGGAGCTGCGGCATCTAGATCAGCAAACGCTGTAGAGCTTGCTAGATTCCATACTTGTAGTTTGTTTACTCCATTGGCAGCAATGAGAGATGGCCCATACTGTGCAAAAGTCCAACGATTTGTACCAGAATATCCACCAACTTTAGATACATCTGCTAATGCTAATGTAGTTGAATTGTACTTAAATAGTTTAGTAAAACCACCAGCAAATAGGGTAGTAGTGCCACCAAACTTAGTAGCAAATACATTGTTTAGGTTTTCGCTTGCTGCGCCTGATAACTCTACCAACTCAGGGAATGGGCCATAGCCTACTGCCTGGGGAACGACATTGTAGGCATCCTGTATAGCGCCAGTTATTCCAGCTTGGTCTGGTAGCCATTCGCCAAATTCTACTATTGAGGTAGCCATGTATTACTTCCCGTTGATTTATTTGTCCAATTGTTACTTGTAACGCTAGAAGGTGTCCAAGTATTACTGCCTGTATTTTTATTTGTCCAGTTGTTGCCGGTAACTGATGCAGCAGTCCATGTATTAGATCCTACACTAGAATTGCTCCACTCCTCACCAATTCGATACCCAATAACTACTATTGTACCGATTCCATTTATAGATGAGTTAGCAGAAAATACTGCATTGCCATTTACTAAAACTGTTCCCAATCCTATGATTGATCCGTTTCCACTAGCAGTAAAGTTTCCAAGGCCATTTATTGATCCTATGCCATCGATAGATCCAGCGCCTAATGCTTGCCTTATTCCTTCTGATACTACTGTTCCAACTCCGTTAATAGAACCGCCACCCAATGCCATCCTAATGCCATCGCCAGATGTAGAACCAATACCGTTAATTGATCCATTACCAGCAAATACCGCTATAGGATTACCGCTTATAGTTCCTATGCCATCAATCGAGCCAGCACCATCTGTTGCTAATACATCTCCTACGCAATAATCGTATTCCCAATAACCATATACGACATATTGATCTGCAAAGGCCACTAGCAGTCCTCTGCACCAGCGTAATCGCTAAAAGTCTTTAATACTTCGTAGATTGCAGGGATTAAATCGCCTTCTAAATCTTCCATAGCGATGTAATGTGCGTTTTCTTTAACGGTAGCCATGTTGCCATGCCGAGCATCTTCGTTGTAATAGATTGCAACTTGAACTTGGATTTGGTCTTTTGTACCAAAGAAGTTCGTGATTCGAGCGTAGGCTTCGGGGGCTGGTACGCCAAATTGGGTTTCTACTGCTAGTTTTAGTGCCATGTAAATCTCCTTAGAATGTCATTTCAGTTGTGGTTGCCAAATATTCCTCAAACTGGGACTTAGTATTATTGCCAAAGCCGTAGTTTGTATGAAAAGCAATGTGGTGTCTATCGCATAAAGTAACGCCATTATCTACATCAAAACGCTTCTCAGGAAATATATTAAATCCGTCTAGGTGGTGGGCTACCATTGGGTCGTTGCGGATTCCGCATACTCTACATTTGTTTTTATCCCTAGACCACACTTTAATTCGCCATTCTTTGTACTCAATGGAATTTCTAATTTTCCATACTTCACCGCCTACGCACTGGTCTGCTGGCTTCCATGAATGATGTTGTTCGCCACGATAATATTTGGAAGCGCATTCCTTGCATCTTTCGTAACCTTTAGCACTAACCAATTTTGTGCAATCAATACATTTAGGCAAACCACCTTTCCAATTACCATTGCGTTCACCTTTGGCTGGGTTTAAATTTATTTCGCCATAGGTAATGTGTTTTGGTTTAAAAGGTATTTCAAGCCTTACAAAACAACGATGAATACCTCTAGTGCTGCAAGGTATTAATTTTGCAATTTTAGCCAAAGATAAGTTGTCGTCAAAATACCTAGCCTCTAACCATTGTTTATCTCTAGTTAAATGGGCATTTTCACAAGTCAATCTAGTCTTGCGGGGCTTGGTTTCTATTCTTGGCTTACGCATCAAAAGGTCATTTCCGTACTTCTTATAGAACATACAGTTCTGATAGTCGTACTAGCTTGCCCTGTAAAAGTAACTCTTAATCCACCATTGGTTGTATCTGCTGTTACAGCAATAGCCCAAGTAGCCGCACCTACATCAGCGTACATGGAAGTAACTGTAGGAGTACCGACCAAGGCTGTAGATGCCGCATTAGCACCTCGTTTAATAACACCCTCAATAGTCCACCCTTTAGTGTTACCACCACCAGTTACGCCTGATACCACTTCACCTCTAAAGAAGTAAGCGGAGTTGTTAGGTAGTATTACTTGGTTTGTTGTTCCTGCGGCTGCTGTGCTAGAACGCAATGCTGTAGCAGTTGCATCGGTAGTTTGCACTCCTAATACAAGTAAACCAGCTTGAGAAACACCAGCAGAACCTGCTATAGACCTATCAGGAGTTCCTAATATTGTGTTTCCCGTAATTCCTCTTGTAGTTGCATAAGTGCCACCAACAACTGTGCTTCTAGTTCCTGAAGCCGTATTATTATTACCGCCACCAATTGCAGAAGATGTCCCAGAACTTACATTACTGTAACCGCCACATACTACAGAAGAAGTGCCAGACGCAGTATTTCCAGCTACACCGCCTCCAAAAGAGCCGCCACCGCCAATAAATGATGCTTCACCACTAGCTGTATTTCTCCACCCACCCGCTACTACAGACCAATCCCCACTAGCCACATTCCTATTAGCCGCAGTACCAGCATCACCACCACCACCGATAAATGAATAACTACCTGTAGCTTGGTTATTACCACCGCCTACTACTACTCCATGAGGAGTAAAGAAGGATAGAGTGCTTGTAGATGAACCTGATGCTACTTTGCTTAAAGTTAAGGATGTTCCACTAATGGCGGCTACATAGGTATCACTAGCAATAGATGTGCCTGTGATGTATTGACCAACTTTAATTGATGCGTTTGAGCCCGATAGCGTTACGGCTGTGGTAGCGTTCATCGTACCGCTTTGGGTGGTTACTGCTGAATTTGAAGTTGTAGAGTTTGTAAACCCATTACCAACAAATCCGTAATATCCTGATGCTGTATTTGCATATCCACTTATTACAGAGGCATAAACTCCTGATGTAGTATTTATAAACCCACCGCCTAAAACAGAATCTGTGCCTGATGCTGTATTGTTGTATCCACTTCCTACAAAACTTCGTGTTCCACTTGCCGTATTAGAATTACCACCTGCTATTACTGCTTGACTAGAAGAAGCAACATGAACAGCGTTGTAACGGATAGTCTGCCAATCAACAGCATTAGTTCCCCTAGCATTACCACCTGCTGTAGTAGATGTAGTAGCTTGTGCTTGTAATGCGCCTGTTCCTTTAGGCTGTAAAGCTAATGGAATATTTGTACCAGCACCTTGAGCAGATAGTAAAACTGCTGTTGCACCGCCTTCAACTTGAATATATTGGCTAGAACCTGTGCCAAGCGTAGAATTTCCTGTGGCTTCTAATGTACTAAATTTACCTGTAGTTGCCGAAGTAGCACCAATAGTAGTGCCATTGATTGTGCCGCCTGTGATGGCAGCAGCAGTCTTTTCTACTTTGTCTGTATTAAGGTTATTAAAGTTAGCATCTACTTCTACATGGGTTAAAGGAGATCCCTTACCTGATCTGGTAACAATAGTGGACATGGTTTAGCCTTACGCTAAAGTTACGGAAACGCTAGATGTAGCAAACTTAAATACATCTCCGTCTGCTATGGTCTTGGATGTAGTTAGTGCGCCATAGTACAACATATTGCCAGTTGTTAAGGCATCAAAAATAGCAAAGTGGGTAATCGTTCCCCATGATCCTGTAGCCTGGTCAAACTCAACGGCAGCAGCAGAGTTGGTTGTTACTCCATTAGAAGGAGCAGCAAAGGTGATGGCCTTGCGAGTGTAGC